CCATATTATTATTTCCCTATTTGCATCCAAAGTGATGCGGCAATGAATGTTATTACTGCTACTGTTGACATCTTAACCATAGTTGACCACACACCTTTACGTGTATCACGCCATGCTTCTAGTAAGTTACGCATCTCTGTTATGTCTTTACGAGCATCATCATCGTGTAGTCCTACTTCACGCAATGCCATCTTAGCCCCACGCTTTGCTGCACGATCTAGCATAGCTTCTAATTCTTCTGGTGTGATGTTAGACATAACCAGACATGTCCTCGTTTGTTACGTTCATTAAGGCTTTAGTTTCATAATCAAAGTATTTATTTACTTGTAGCATTCTAGCATAAGCTAATTTTATAACGTTTACTTTTGTGACAGTGACATCTTCTGATACTGCTGTAAAGTTATCCCCTTCATTAATTGAATATATATTGTACACATTATCAGAACTACTCAATGCTTTTATTTGTACATCATTTAAAGGTGTACCAGAATCTCTAACAACTGTATCTCCAATAGATAAGGTAATTGTTTTAGGGTTTATCATAGGCTTAACAACACACCAAGTAGTAGGTTTATTATCTAACTTATCTTTCATATCTGTTACTGCAGCTTTAACTTCGTCTAAAGTATTATATTTATTTGCAGCATATTCATAATTACTCATTATGTTGATCCATAAATTGTACCGCTATTGCTTAGTGTTCTTGAAGTTCCTGAAATTGCAGACCCTCCAGCACCACCACTATTACCACCAGCAGCACCCCAGCCGCCGCCGCCATCACCACCGCTTCCGCAAGTTTCACTATCACAGCTATTACCAGAATTACCACCAACACCATTAGCAGAACCTCCTGCTGCTCCTGGTGCTCTAATACCTGACTGTGCTTGAGAGTAGCCGCCGCCACCCCCAGAACCAGGTAGTATGCGTCCACCACCGCCACCATCTGCCCAGTTGGAGTATCTCAAAACAGCACCGCCACCGCCTCCTGCACCTCCACCAGCTCCTGAACTACACCCAGTATCAGAACCACCTGTATACACATTAATAAAGGAACCGCCAGAACCTGAAGCGTTTAATGCTCCACCTGCACCGCCGCCTGCTGCAGATGTACCATTTCCTCCTTGACCACCACCAGCACCACCGCCTCCGCCACCAACGCCACTAGGATTACTACCATGACCATAAGAGCCACCAGCACTTCCACCACCGCCGCCACCAGCAATATAAGAACCAGAGGCGTTAGTTATAGTAACTCCTGATGATGTTACGTTTATAGCAGGTCCACCGTTTCCTGGACTACCATTTGTTCCTCCACCTCTACCACCACAACCTATAATTTTACCATTGTTTACAACAGTACAAGGTATGTCTATTGTAAGTGCAGCAGTACCAGTACTGTTTGTCCAAACCCACATATTGGAGGGTACTATTAATGTACCTCCAGAAGATATATAATCTGATGCATTTATTTGATGAAGTTGAACTTGTCCGTTTACTGTACTTCCACCAGTAGGTAAGGTTGTTTCAGAAGATACACCATAATATTGTTGTATGCTTTGCTGTCCACTGTCTCCTACACTTATCAATGCACGAATGTCAGCATCATTTAAAGAACAGGTAGTACCACTAGTACCACCCACTTCTACATGCATGTCATCTAAACTTATAGCACCACTAGCTTGGAGAGCCATTACTCACACTCACACTTTTTACACTTACACTTATTTAGTTCTTCTTTTAATTCTTTTACAGCTTCTATAAGCACACCTACTATATTACCATATGCTACAGATAAGTACTCACCCTCTTCTACAACCTCTGGCATAACTTGTTGCATCTCTTGAGCTATAACACCTGTGCCACGCTGACCATCATTTAGTTCACTTTTGTAGTTGTAGGTTACCCCACGCATCTGTGACACTTTGTCTAGCGCACCTTCAATAGTTTCAACGTTTTCTTTTAGTCTTTCATCTGAGAAAGCTGTTACGTTACCTGTTGCAGTAAAGCTACCAGATAGGTTATTGCCATTGTTAGAAAGGTTACCTAGCCCAACTTCTGCAGGTGTGTTAATATCACAAACTATTACTCCAGTACTACTGTTGTAGGTTATACCAGTACCACCACTTATTGCTGTTCTAGCACTAGCTGTTACGTTACCACTAAATGTTCCACTTACTGTAAGGTTACCTGCTATTGAAGCATTCTCATCTACAGTAAGTGTATCTGTTTTTACTGTGCCATCAAAGAAAGCATCTTTGTACTGTAGTGATGTTGTGCCTAAGTCTATTGCGTTAGTTGTTTTTGGTCTAAGTACGGATGCTGTAGCTACTATGTCTTGTGATGGACCTATAGTTTCAATAGGTGCGCCCTCTGCTGCTGTTCCATCATGTGTATGACCAGTACTAGCATTGAATGCTGACTGTACCTGATTGTACTCATCATTAAAATCATCAGCGTCAATAACACTTCCTGTGGTAATATTAGCTGCTGCCTGTCTTGTATAACCTGCCATTGTTACTGCCTATCATGTTGTCTATACTCAAGCACTGCTGTGTCAAGAGTAAAGGTTGGATTTGTTGAGTTATCTGTAATACGCATTGCTATTGTTTTAAATGACCCTACTAAGTTTTGTTTGTATATCTGATCTAGTACACCACCATAAGTAACACTTGAACCACCATATACTGAAGTAGATGCACCAAACAAACTTATGCCACCACCTGCTGCTGAAGAAGACACGGATATAGTTGGAGGTTGTATAACACTTGGATCATTACCTGCATCAAAGTCTATCTTAAAGTTAACATCTACATTCATTGTGCCTGTTGGCTGTGCATACAGGGTAAGTTTATACATAGTCTTACGTATCTGGGGGTCTGTAATTGGCATAAACGGAGATTCATATATTGACTCTATAGCACTACCATCAAAGGAATTACCTGAATCCATCCTGTAACAGAAACCATCATCATTAGCAAACATAATAGTTTCTTGTGCGCCTGAGTATGTACTATCTGCTACGTTTACTTTTAATCCTTTAGTTCTAGACCAAGCTATACCACTACCACCTTGGGCTACAAATTTAGTTGCTATCAGACCTGATGCACTACCTGCCTGTACTGTAGGTATATATGCAAAGAGTCTATACTGAGACTTGCCTCTAACTAATACAGAACAGAATACGTCTGTCTGTGAAATAAACTCGTTAGCGTCTTTATAAATTGGGTCAGATGCAATGTCAAGAGCAAGGTCACCAATACGATCAGTAGCACTAAGTAAACGTATACCATCAGGAGATAGGTAAGCTATGTCACCGCCAAATTCCTGTATGCTATCTGGGTTGATACAACCTATTCTATCTGTGATAGGTTCTAACTTAAAGTCAGATGAAGTGCTACCTACGAGCTTCTTGATTGTGTCTGTAGTAAAAATGATAAGCTGTTCACGAAAGCCTATCATACCTGTAACATCAAAGCCTACATTTATTGTACCAGCACCATTACCTGTAGCAAAGTCATCTACTGTGTTAGGTGCTGTAAAGAATATCTTGCTGCCCTTAGAGTAGAAAGCATGGTTCTTGAATACTGCAACATTCTCTGCACCCTGTACATCTGAACTGTTTGATGAGGTTAAAGCTGTTATAGTACTTCCACTAGCATTAAATATAACTGGAAAACTTTTACTATCAACAAATATTGTTTTGTCTTCTTGTGTAAAGTTAAAAGATGCGTACCTATTCTTTAGTGTGTTTGTAGAAGAACTTGTACCTATGTGTGACCAAGTAGTTCCTGTACCATGAAAGTATAATGTTTTATCAACTTGAGTAGAATGAAACGTACCAAAGGTAAGAACAGTATTGTTAGATATAGATTGGGCTGAGTCAAGTACAATACTATTCTGATTTGTTAGTGATGCTACTTTTACAAGACCAGATATGCCTGTACCTGTAACAAACATACCAGCCTTTATATTAGTAATAAAACTAAGTACAGCATTGTCAGCTAAAGATACTGCTGTATCTAGTATAATACTATTCTGACTTGTTACTGTCTTTACTGTTACAGCGCCAGAGATACCAGTACCTGTTACTATCATTCCTTTAGTAATAGTTCCAAAAGATGCACCAGTACCAGCAACAGTGACACCTGTTATAGGACCAGTATTTATGGCAGTACCAGTGATA